CTTTCATTGGTAGACAATCCGAACATAGTGCTGGTAGACATTGGCCGGTGTCCTTCTCCTCTGGTATATCCTGCTTCAGATGAAAGTAATTCCTGAGCTACATTCATTTTATTATCAACAGGTGTTTTCCTGTTAATATATTCCTGCACTTCAAAAACCACATCTCCATCCAGTCTGATAGGCTCTGATGTTACCTTAACCAGTTTGCCCTTATTATCACCCTTGTTAATACGGTAGAAACCACCTTTCTTTACCCTGATTGTTTTATCTTCCGGAGTGGTGTCAGGTGCTTTTTCTGTAGGCTGAGGGCTTTGTTGCTCTCCCAGGATCCGATTAATACGATCTGTGTACTCTTTAAGGATTCGATCTTTTTCTTCTTGAGACAAAGAAGGCTCTGCATCTCTCCATGCTGTAAGCTCCTTACTGGCAGTATTACCACCTACATCAACTTCCCATGCAGAATATCCTACCATGCCCACATAATTACGGGCCCTGGTAATAGCTGTATAACCGGCAGCTGATTTAGTAGCATCTCTGATCCCTGGAAACTTATAGTCTATATCATACAGGTTAATTGCTACATAAACATCATTGGCTCTTGAACCTTGCATACTCTGAGGATGATTGGGGGGTGTCTGGTGTGCTACTCGTGGATCCAAAATATAAATATTGGACTTGTGGTTATCCCAAACATCTTGATACTTTTTCAAAAACTCCTCGAAATGTTGATCGTTAAGCAGAATCAATGCCTTATCAGTAGAGTTGCTTGCAACAAAGGCTTTAACTACATCATCTTCCGTAGCAAAATATTCTGTACCACGCATACCATTACCAGAAGAATCAGCTTCATGGTAGGCTTTAGGAAACTCCTCTGCAGACTTCATCCTTACAGCCTGATAACGCCAGGCATTTGCAAGATTGGTTATAATAGAAGAGCCAGTAGAATATATGGTAGTCAGGGGTGCTGTTTTTAAAGAAGCATTCTGAGACTCTGCTACGGAACGTTTGGTTTCCATAGAACGCATCTGTGAATCATCTCCCATAAATACCATCTTAGATCCTTTAGGCCTGCGGGAACGGATACTATTATAGTGCTCTTTTGTAAGCAAAGAGGCTTCATCCCAAAGTACAATATCTGCTTTAGGAAGTGATTTCTTGCTAAAAAATTGTTGTGTCGTTACAACTTTCAGGTTTTTTGCAAATCCATCTGGAACAGCCGCCTTTAGCTGTGCTTCTATATGTGGGGATATACCTACAATAAGAACATTCTTAACAGGCTTGTTATTATTAATTCTATAGTATAGTTCCAGTGCCATAGGCAAAACCTGGTTAGACTTACCAGATCCGTAGTCTCCTCTTATAAACAAAGTGTTTTCGATAAACAGGCCCAGGTTTGCATCTTGTGTCTTCTTGGTAGTTCCTACAGAATTAGCATAGGCCGTTTCAGCCTCAATAACAGCTTCCAGTACACTTGTGCCTCCATTTAAAAATGCTACTACCAGATCCTCTACCTGTTGTTGCTCATAAGAAGATAAAAACTGATACTTACCGCTTACATAAAGATCGATCATCTTTTTCCTTTTGGCAAGTAAGTCCTTAGTATTAACAGCACCAACTTTAGTCATGTAGTTGACAAAATGAACATACCCGAAATCACTATTAGCAAAGTTATGTTCTCCCAGCTCTCTTAGCTTTTGTCGGTAGTTACCTGTATATTCTCTTGACTGCAGGTAATAACGTGGGCGTTTGCGTGTCTGAAATACATTTGTAATAACCCTTTTGATGTTCTCAGGAGTAAATATCTTATCCCTGTTCTTATATATTAGCTCATTGATGTTCTGCAGCTGTTTTTCTTTATCATTAAGTTCTGCTATTTGTTCTTCAGTAAGGGTCTTATCACTTACACGAACATCATCATTGAGTTTCTTTAAAGCATTAACCAGGTTACGGATCTCCGGAAAGCTTTTGCCTATCTCTGAGTCCATAAGCAAGGAAAGAGTAATTCTATCAAACTCTGCATTCATCTGCCTAAGCTTCTGCTGAAATATATCTCTGTCAGCACTGGCCTTTTGAACATCAGTCTTAACAGCTCTGAGCTTCATCAAAACCGATTCCAGATCTTTCCGGATTTGATCATATTGATTCTGGGATAGAACATTATCATTCTTACTGATATGTTGCCTTTTATCAGGATCATCTTTAAACTCATTATTAAGTACCTTATGATCAAAGTTGGCAATCATAAGATTCTCATTAGCTATCTTAATAAATGATTCTATATCGTTTTGTAAGGCTTCTAAATTCTGTCCTTGTAAAGCTGCAGGATTAACTTCATAGGTTACTTTACCATCAGCACCGGTCTTAGGTACTAATAAAGCATCTACCTGTTCTCTTATGCTCTTAGAAAAATAATCCCTGAGTAATTGTTTTTCTGTTTTACCCCTACGCTTTTTAGGAGTAAGTCCTTCAACGATACTTTTAACTGTATCACCCATGCCTTTAATATCCTGAGATATTTTTCTTGCAGGATGAAAATCCAACTTCTCAACAATATCTTCTCTCTCCTGTTCGGTACCGGCCTCATATTGCTGTTCAAGGGTCTCATATTCCTGAAGCTCCTCTCCGCCTAATTCTTTTAGTTCCGAAAGAGCAGTATCGAAAATACTCTGAAATTCTTCAGACATTTGAGGAGTAACACCTTCTACTGATCCTATATTAAGAATCTCGGATAATTGCAGCCCTATAGACCGTACAGCATCATTAATATTTTCTTTAGGCAGACCTGGGATTTCTTTAATCAGTTTTTCTATACTTGATACCTTTTTCTCTTGCTGAGTGGTACGATCCTGTTCAATCTGAGCCTGTTCCTGTTTATACTCTTCAAAGCCCTGGTTAAAAGTCTTTACATTGTTATAAAAAGAATCTGGTACAAATAAGGAAAAGGCTCCAAGAGTATTCAGGTATTCCGGTGTCTTGCGAAAATCATCTGTAACATTTTTCTTCTGGTTTTTATAGTAGGCATCAGCCATGCCTTGTGAAAGAGTAATCTTAGCAGAAGCATCTTTTACCTTATCATTATAATACTCGCTGTACTTAGTATTGTTATGCTCAGGCTGTGTAATACGGTTAAATTCTTCCTGTGCTTTCTTATAGGTATCCTGAAGCGTTTGCAGATCATCCTGCTGTGTACCTTCAAGAGTTTCACCACTGGAACTCTTAGCCTCCATATCAGCTATCTGTTCCTGTGTTTTAGTCATTATATCCAGCTGTTCAAGGGCCTTATCTGCAGAGGCGAAATCTCCTCCAAAACGTTCAATAATATCAGGCCTGGTTAAACCATACTGGGTACGCAGTTGTTCATAGTAATCGATCTCCTCTTTAATGGTCTTATACATAACATCATTCAGAGACTCAACCTGGCCCATAAGGTTAGCTGTAATAACATTTCCTTTAGAGTCAAGGTGGTTATACTCCAGCTGTCCTTTTTGATACATATCCTCAAGGATACCGTACAGCTTTTTGGCATCTCCCTGGGCAACTACTTCACGAATAGTCTGCCTTCTTTTCTGATTACGCCACTGTTCTGCACCCATTGTCCAGCGATCTACGCCACTCTTACCGGCATAAGCTGTCATACCTCCCAGTGCACCGAGAACAAAAGACTCCATTATTCCTTCCGGGAGCCTTTTTAAGAAACCTCTATCCCAGGAACTCTCATCAATTTCTCCGAATAATCCGAAGCCTGGCGTTGCTGCAGGATTGGTTACAGATTCTCTTGCATCATGGATAAAGGTCAATACATTCTGGCCTAATTCTGCTACTACTTCCTCAAGTCCTTCTTCCCGGGCAGCCATAGCTGTTCTTCCTACAGGAGTAGAAAGGTCTGAGAATAGTTTGTTAAGGTTGCGTATTGATCCTCGGACTACAGCTTTTTTACCTTCAGTAGAAAGGTCTCTTACAGACTTAACACCATACTTGCGTACCGTTTCATCTACAGCATCCTTTATAGCCTTTTTAGCAGCTCCACGCCTTAATAGTTGTGATCCGGTAGTACTAATAACATGAGGGCCGATAACACCTTCTGTAATCATTTCTATAGCACCTACAGTCGGAGCCATCCATGCTATATCCATAGGATCGATTCCATTTTCTTTACCTACCTGGTTCATGGCATCCATACCCAATATTCCAAATACTCCAAAAGATCCCCACTGTGCTGCCTTAACACCAAATCCCAATGCAGACAGAGTACCTGCAGAAAGAGCCTGAAGTAAAAGCTGGCTGGTAACATTACCAAACTGATATCCGAAAGACTCCCATGATTTAAAGATACCTTCATTTAAGGCCTCCTCGCTGGGTTTAGCTGAGGTAGCTGCAGCAAAGTTCTGCAGTATCCTGCCCAGATCCTCTACCTTACTGGGTCTATCCACCCCTTCATTAAAGATCAGGTCTGTAAGATTATCTCCCACTTCAAGCATAGAACCGCCCATGGAATACAGACTCGGAAGGATTTTATAGAGCCCCCTGGCAAAAGATCCCATGAAAGAATTGTGCATAGCATTAGGGCCAAATATAGATCGTATCTGAGAACCTTTTTGTGCTTCTTTATAATCTACCTCTTTCCAGATAGGAACACTATCTTCATCATAAGTAAGAGCATATAAAGTAGGCCTTTTAAAGAAATCCTGATCTGTTGCTTCTGCACGCTGATAAAGTGTATTCATTTTATCTTCATCGTACCATACAGCTGCAGCAGATTTAATAAGGCCATCAACAACTTTAAATGTATTACTGAGAAAGCCGGTATCAAGCTCTTGCCTGTTACCCTGCATATCAATAAATACTCCACGACCATCAGCTATCTGTTCTTCAGAAAGTTTCTTTTCTCCCTGAATAGTATAGCCCAGCTTAGGCTGAGGAGTTATAAAGCTGAAGTCTAAGTTACCATTAATATACTGATCAGGCCGTTCCTGATCTAATCCGGCATCATACTTCCATAAAGGTGCTACACGGCCATTGAATTTATTTCTTGACCACTGATCGTAGCTCTGGTAAGCAGCATTATATATTCCGTCAAAATCTCCTTCAGGAATAAGACCGCCTTCGACATACTTTTTTTTGGATTCGTCGTAAGGCAAAAATTGCATATCTATTCCTAATCCCGGGTTAGATCGCAATTCATTTTCTAAAGTCTTATTTATTTCTTGTGTTGATAATCCTCCATAAAAAAATGGTAAGTAATCATACTTTTTAACATCAGGTTGGTTGTCTGGCATTATTCAATCTCCCCTATGCTTTTTATATGTTCAATTTGGCTTTGCCGTTGTTGCTGTCCTTGCTCATAACGACCCGAGCTTATCTGTGATTGTCCTTTTGCAAATGAAAGGTTAGAGAAGAATTGTGCCATATTTTCGTCAAGCACTCCTCTGATAGTAATAAGATGATAATCTCCCTCAACCCAGGATCCTGATCCTTTACTCAGGGTAATTACATCATCTTCTTCTATACCTCCTTCTACTACCTTCATAGCGTTCTTTCCGCTAAGTTTTATATCTCTGATCTGTTTCTTTACCTCTTTCCAATCATCTGAAGATACAGCGATCTGCATCTCTACTGTCTTTACAGGTATTCCGCCTTCGGCCAATATCTGTTCTGCAGCACGATTGGTAGTATTATATGCTTTAGCAATACCAGGTACATCAAAAAGATCATAAACCATCTCCCTTTGTTCATTCTCATAAGTTACTGGTGCCGGTTCATCTTTAAAATTAGTGGTAACACCAATAAGATATGCTTTCTTATTTTCGAATACAGACATAGGATTAGGAACATCATTATAACTGTAAAAGAATTTAGAAGGCATCGAGGAGGCTTTATAACCGTTGCCTCTCAACAGGCTTGTAAGCAGAGCATCATTAACATTATCTGCCTGGTGCGGTGCTGCTATCTTAGCCTGAGTACCATAAGTGCTTGGGCCCACAATAGTAGTTCCTGCACCCCTGCGATATACTTCTGAAGGTGTATCACTTTGCAGTTTGCCTGTGTGTGCCTGCCAGAAAATACTTTCTGCTTTAGGATCTGCTATATCTCCGGGCCTGATAAGTCCTGTCTTAGATTCAAATCCATACTTTTCTGCAAGGTCTGTTTCTCCTCTTACCCTGGCCTGTAACCATATAGCCCTGTTTTGTCTATCGGTTAATCCTGGAACCATATGATGAGTATCCTTAAACGCCCACCATTCCTGCATCATATCTCTGCGTTCATCTCTATTGAGAACATCTTCCATGGTAGTGGCTACAGCATCCAGTTGTCTTTTATTAGTTGTAACGGTAGTGGTAGTCCTGGGAATAAAACTATACATATCATCTCCGGAAATCAACAACTTATCATTCTGATCAAACAAACTGCTCTGTGTAGTATATTTATCCCACGATCCTGCAGCTCTTGAGGTCAAGGTGTTTATCTTCTCCTGAAACTGTCCGGCCTTCTCAGTATCTCCCCACACATACGTTTGTGCTGTTCCAACATTAGGATCTATCTGAAGTCCGAACCTACCACGTTCTAACCATTCCAGTACAGTGTAATATTCTCCCGTAAACTCTCCGGTAAGATCATACTTAGGTCTGCGTTGGCCGGTCTTTGGGTCGATAGCATAATCATACAAAGCCTGGTTAGTAAGAGCTTCATTATATGCTTTTTCGTATTTCTCCTTTTCCGCACCTGCTATACCTACGTTAACCTGGTACATATCTTCAAGATCATAGATAGCATTTCTTCTGGAAAAATATCCATCAGTGCCCTTTTTGCGTTCACCCTCAATAAAAGCCTCAAAGTCGCCATTATATTCCTGATCAAGCAGATTTACAGCATCTCTCCTAAGAGCCCTCTCTGCACCAGCAATAGAACGTCTTTGCCTTAACAATCCTAAATGCTGTTCAGGAAGAGCATCAATATCATCTTCTTTAGATGTTCCGGAAGATCTTGCCCGAGTAGCACTTAATAATTTATTAAATATATCTGGGGGAGGTATAGCGATAGGAATCTCCGATCTGTACGGAGTAAGAAATAAAGCCTGACCACCTCTTTTTGATTTTACTAATGGCATAGTATTAGATTTTATCCAAGAAACTGCATGTTTCTCTCTCTGGTTAATAAATCAGCTACCCACTTATCATACTCCGCCTCTGTCATTCTGTTAATAAATTGCCTGGCGGTATCTCCCAACGAAGCTACTGCCTCAGATATAATCTGGCCTGACATCATATTCTCCTGTATCTGCATTTGCATATTTTTAAAGTCAACATCCATACGGATTGAATCGCTCAGGTTAAGAGCCTCTGTCTCTGCAGCAATATTTTTGTTGATAACATCATAATCAGTTATTGCGGCCTGTGCAGCTACATCACTGCGAGCCGCCACTTCATCTGCTGTAAGACCAACAATAAGATCACCTCTGCCGCTTTCTGATAACAGTTGCCTGGCTCCGCTGTATGTTCTCTTGATCTCCTCTGTGGTTGCAGTTTTTACAGCCTGAGCAGGACTTAACAGCCGGGGAGCTCTTACAATAGGTGCTTCCAGTTTATCAGAAGGGATCCGATTAAGTTCTCTTTGAGCAATACCCATATTGTAAAAAGCAGAGGCAGCATCTACCAAGCCTCCGGTGCGTACAGCTTTATCTACCATATTTCTGTACTGCTCAAGGGCTGAAAGGCTCTGAGATTTCTCCGGTTGATATAAAGATTCATATTTACTCTTTGCGATACCCTCTCTTTTTAATTGTTCCAGATTACCTGCACTTATAGATGTTGGAGGAGGTATAGCCTCCAGGTCGGTATTCAGATCTGGAATAGGTGTGCGTGTAGCAGGCGGGCCAGAAGCCTGGGCAGGCTGTGTTGTACCTACAGTTTGTGGCCTGTATCCCTGAGTGTCGGTAGGTGCAAATGCTGTACTGCCCATAGTTGTCATAGCCGGTTTACTGACAAGTGTATTTACACCAGATGTTGTTGGTGTAACAAAAGCTCCACCAGCTGCACGTTTTGATGTAGGCAAAGGAACCGGTGTTTCTACCGTCTCCGCAGGAATATCTGTATTAATTCCTAAATCTCCTACGATCTTCTTACCTATACCACTCCAAAAACTCTTTGTCATATAGCTGGGTGTATTTCCAGGAGGATTATCTCCATATATTCTGTTTAAAAGTGCCATCTTAAAATGTTTTAAATGGTGGTGTTCCTAATTCTGTTGTTCTTAAAAGTCCTTGTTTGCTGTAATAATCATCATAAGACTGATTCTCTTGTGATACAGCACTCTTTACAATAGGATTTACCAGCGAAGGTGCTTGCCCTAACGTTGCACCAGGATTAACAAGATTAACCATGCTGGAGCCAAGTCCTGAAAAAGTACTTATAGCATCCATAGCTTTTCCGAATGGATTTCTCTCTTGAAACTCTGTTTCTATTCTTTCGTGCTTCATCTGTGATCCTAAACCCGGAGCATATCCAAGATAAGGGCTTTCTCTTGTAAGGTAGTTTCTCTCCTGTACTTCTACAGCATTCCTATTACCCAAGAATCCGCCAAGTAGTTTACTACCTGCGGATATTCCTGCTAACAATGGTACTAATGGTAGTGGCATTATACAAAACTTAAATTAAACTCCGTGTCTACAAACTTTACAAAAACTTCTTCTTCTCCTGAGTATGTTAAAGACATTTTCATCCAGGCCCCCCTGATACGTGAATCAGCTTCAAACTCATTTGCTTTAGGACTGGTCTGCTTGCCTATTGGTATCCTCCATTTATGATCAAGGTACTCTGCATTTAACCAAAACTTATTAGGATCTATAAACGGGTTCCTTGTTTCAAGCTGGTAAAGCGTCTGCAGCACCAGCTCACTGAAAGAGGTAGCATTGGTAAGGATCTTAATATCTCCATAGTACTTAACCAGGTCAGCCGTATTCTCTCCTTCATTAAGGCCATTGACTACAACTGAGAAAATAGCATCCTGTCTTTCTCCGAAGAATACCAAAGGATCTCCTTCATTGAACAGGTGTATATCTCCTGATAACTTCTGGCATCCTAACAGCTCATTATTTATGTTAAAGAACATACCCGGCTCCTGCAAAGGTACTGTTCCTAAGAAGAAGTCCAGCCTCTCAGAAAACAGCAAGGTCTGATTAATGTTACCCAGTTCCGGATCTACACTATCATCATAGATAGCAAAATTAAAATACATTTCCTTAAACCGAGGATCAAAACCGGTTAGCACTCCACTTGACCTTATCGGGTTATCGCCAAGCTGGTTCGTGATATCACTCTGGTTGTCGTCTGCAAGGTTCTCCAGCCATGTACTAACCAGTTTATCTTCTGTAAGATTATCCACCGTAAAATACCTACTTCCCAAATTTGATTTAACCTCATTAATCCTCCAGATGATCCTCATGTTCCAGTCCACACCATAAACGCCTCTGTAACCATGCTGAATACTCCACTGGTGCTGACTGCCGTACTCTGCCAATACCTGTACCTGTGATGTAAGAATACTTCCGGTACCGATAATTATTTCTCCTTCGCTTGTGGGAGCCTGTACTTGTCTTTCGCTACTAAAATGTCTGTTGATAGCTCTGTGTTGTATGGTAACAATACGATTATTAATTTCTCCGATACCTACCATCTCTCCTTTAGAAAGATCATAATCCTGATAAGCATCTATATCCATAATGGCATATCCATCGATATAACTGTATGGCGTATGTACTGATGAATACCTTATCCTGGTTGGTTTCTTGCTCGGATAAAATGGCAGATGTGCATTAAATCCGGTGTAAAACTTCTCAGATGTGGTAACATTGTACCCAGGGTTTATATAAAAAGCCTCTTGAAGATAATCATCACCCTCCTGCAATGCTCCCCACTGCAGTACATCTCCGCTTGATAATCCTCTGTTAAGAGACTTAGGATAATATGTATATGTTCCGGAGTTCTCTGAAGTCTCCCACGGAACGTCATTTCTCATTGCTGTATTAATAGTGTTCTCAGATACAAATCCCATAACCAGGCCATGCTTGTATTCAGGTGTCTTTGTATCATCCCAGATAGTAGGTATCAAATTCCAGCGTAACTGTCTGAAGAAAGTTCTCTGCAGAAAACCGTCTCCACGGTAGACAAGCACATTAGAGGGTACGCTGTCTATTTCGATAAGGTCAGATATTTTATAATAATTGGCATTCTCAGGAGAAAAGCCGGCAAGGGAGGCATCCCAGTAACTTGTAGGATCTGCATAACGATTAATGTTTACCATTGTATTATTGCCCAGATCAGCTGTAGGATCATCCAGCTCTATTCCGATATACCTGCAGGTCTTAATACTCCTGTTACATATATCTTCCCAGTTTAAAGTAGAAACATTTAATCTCCGCATCCAGGCAAAAGCCATTTCCTGATGATTATTATAGTAGTCCTCAAACTTAGAGCAAAACTGTGCAACCGTTCCGTAAGAAGATCCCACTACATTGTAGAACTTAGCTTTATAGCTATTGGCCGTAAGAGCTTCTACATTAACAGTAGGATCAAGTCCTATACCAAGATCGAAGAGAAAAGTTTCAGGTGAGATATCAGATATGCTATGCTCATAACCAGATGGGGAGGTAACGGTATATAACTTGCGTATGTAAACAGTTTCGTTATCAGATACTATATTGCTTATCTCAAATAAATGGCTCGGACTATAGATACCATATTTAGGCTTACCCTGGCTGAGAAAGTCAGTATTGGTTAAGCTATCCTGAGTAGGTATGTAATCTGCCCTGCCTATACTCGGACTTCCACTGTCATGCTCTCCGGAAATATTATCATCAGTAGGCATCCACCCTCTATAAAAGGGAAAGTATTTTGAATTACCTTCATTGGCAAGCTCTCCGGTAACAGCATCAGAATTACCGAAAAACATATCATCATTATTATACGGAGACTTCCACCTGAGCCAGCCTTGTGTGCCCGGGCCGCCTGCATGCTGGTAAGGAGTTACTCCGTTAAAAGCCTTTAGCATAAATCCCTGGTACAGCATATTGGGTATACGATCTCCACGTACAAGGTAAAAACCTTTTATGTGGCTATACTTATCCGGATTAGCTGCTATCTCAGCCTGTATAGCTACAAGGTTTAGCTTAACGCCAAATACCTGGCCCATGTTATTTTCATTCTGACCGTAAGCACCACCGTTATAGAAAGGAAAACGATAGATACCTTTTGTGTTTACTCCTGTAGTAGCAGCAGCACTGTTATATTCATCGAGGCCCTGGATAGGATAAGCCTCCGTCTCAAGACCGCTTTCAAGCAAATAAACAAGAGCAAAAGGATATATCTCACCCCTGAAATAAGTTGTAAATTCTAAGGTGTTCTGAAAGTCTTTATGCTGTCCAAGTATATCGGGCCCACCAAAGCTCTGAAAGTTCCAGTAATCGTCTCTCATGGCGTCTGTGATATCTTTTCTCCAGTAGGTTACTTGTGCCAGCTGTGCTAAATCTGCCAGTTCATTTTTATTCAGCTGTTCTTCTCTCCAGTGTATGCCCCAGTAACGGTTGTCGGATTGCATATGTGCCTTACAGATAGTTTCTGCAGGAGGTGTTTTTATATAGTCTGCCAGGCTGAGGTCTATTTTATCTTCAGTGCCATAGATAGTAACATCTTTTGTAGCACCATCAATAACATAGTACTTATCGATCAGGTAGTAATCATTAAGGGTAAGGTGTGAAAACTCTCCGGAATAACGGATAACACCTATCTCAAAATATGAATAAGCCTGGTCAAGATTATCAATGGTCAGGGCTATCTTTTTATTCAAAAATGTAGTGCCATTGTCAATAGCACCTTCTATGTCTACCATATTGTTACCATCGAATACCTGTACCGGGCCAGACTCCGCAATAAAAGGTGTCTTATCAAAAGATAGGGTAGAGTACCTGATAAATAAATAGTAGTTGCCTGGTTTAAGCCTTCCGCCACTGGTAATAGAATTTACCGTAATACCAGGTATGCTGTCTGTAAGTTTAATCAGCCGTGTCTGCCTGTCTATCTGTCCGATATTATAATACCTTCCCCATGGTGCAAGAACAGGCGTTAATCCATATTTCATTACACCATCTTGATCGAAACCAGAATTAATAACCTTAACAGGATTGGTATCATCAGTAATATACAGGTTAACACTTCCGTCATAATCCTCACGGGCAAACATATCGATCTGCTTGTGATCATCCCAGGCCTCTCCAAAATTAAGCTCTGAAGTAGAGAGTTTCAAAAAGGCAAGCATACCGTCGTACATATTACCCAATGGTTTGTATGTCCTTGAGAATCCGGTCAAACTGGTATCAAAGCTTATGGTACCCGTACCGGCAACCGTTATCTGATTAGGACTCGGATATGATCCTACCTCTGAGAGACCGGTAGAAGGATTGTAAGAAGCTATATAAAGGATGCCATTATGCTCACAGCCACCCATGGATATAAAACCTTCCGACAAAGAGAAAGCGTGTTCTGTACCATCTATGGTACTAAGCACAAGACCCTGGCCGTCTTTATTAATTATCCTGTAACCCTGAGTAGGGAAATCCCACGATCCGGTAGGCCGTCTGCAATAGTCCAGATCAGCTACAAGCCCTTTTGAAAAGTCATTTACCTGTCTCACTATTCAAACTCTTTTTGTTTTAATGCAAGATTGCCTATATGTGTTATCATACTATGCCTGATAATAACTCCTTTATTAACATCTTCTCTGGTCATATGCCTGAATACCATTCTGCGTGCCATGTTCAATTTGTTTCTAAACTCCTCTTTCATCTCTACAGCAGAACGTGTAGAAACCTTATCATTGAGTATATCTTCATAATAAACCTTCAGGATACAATATGCCTCACAAGCCTGCTCATGGCCCCTGATAATCATAGGCACTCCCTGATCATTAATAGGTGTGCCGTAATAGTTTATATATACATAATCCTTGTTGTACCAGTTTCCTAAGAAAAGTTTGGCTCCGTCATTGTTTGCAAATACGATAGATCCATTATCGTTAGGATCGGTGTAGATATCTATTACCCGGTGAACATTACAAGGAAGTTTAGCTGCATAGTTGGTTACAACCAAAGGAACTTGCAGGAATAAAAACATATTGTCCACATCTCCCAGATAATCTGTTTCCACCTCCTGACACCATTCCATTACATCATCAGGGTGAAATTCTTTTTGCTTTATATACCTGGTTAACCTTGCAAGTATATTTAAGTGATCAGTGTATTTAGAGTTGTCGTAATTCATATTTTATCTTTTTCTGAGGTGCATAACGGTGGCCGTTATCAATCTCGATGTAAAGACGCTTTCTCCATCTTCGGGTAAACCGTGTATAGTACATCTTTCCTATCTTCTTATAAGAGTAGTTCGAAAGAAGTATCCGGGGAGCAAAGTTTAGTCCTTCAGTCATTATATTAAACCGGTAGTTAGGACTATCAAAATCGTAATTAATCCCTATGGTAAGTTTGGCAAAGCTGTTATATGGAAACACAAAAGTCTCATTGTGGTATATAACATCTTTCATCATTCTATCAAGAAAAGCATATACTACCTCTGTAACTACTTTCTGCCTTAGTGATTTTCTGCTTCTCTTATAATGCTTGGTCTTACCTTCTACCAGATTCCCGATCAGCTCCTCCCAGGATCCAAAGTTGCGGTTTACCTTATACAAAGAACTTTCATCATTTAACAAATCATATATATCTACCTGATCATATTCTTGAAGGTGTGGCTTAAACTTCCGGTTGCCCTGGCTGTTTTCCATATCCTTTCGATCTTTTCATTATTCTGTTCTGCTCTTTAATCTTCTGTATGGCCTGTTTATAACGTCTGTCGTTAATATCAATCTTGTAGGTGTTATCTATCGGCTGACCGAATACATCTCTTGAGGTCTGTATCATGTCCGGAGTCTTATCCTCATACTTCTCCCTGGCATACTTGTCTTTGTTCTGCCATTCTTCAGGTATCTCCGGATTATAAACGACACAGGCGTAATCAGGTATCCAGAAATACTCATCATCCACATAAACCTTATAATGGATCATTTGCTGTTTCTGGTATGTTACGGCACAATCCTCACACTGATTAACAATCATCTGAGTATCCGTATAATCGTACTGTCTGTTAACCAGGAACCACTGGTAGTTATCTTCACTACCTTTCATCCTGATCGATTCATACATTACGATTCTTCCTATTACCACTTCCCCATCGGACATGCTGATTTATAACTCCTTGTTTTTGTTTCTATAGGACACTTACATTTAGTGCAGCCTATGTAAGAGACCTTTTTCAGAACAGGGATACGCCTGGTAACTGTAATTCTATCGCAGTAGAAACAATCCGAGCATATCTTAATTCTTCTGTGGGCCTCTTTTTCAACATTTGGGTTTTCAAATATGTAATTTCTCCAGCCTGCTATTATCTGCCTAAGACCTTCGGCTTTCTCCTTTACATTTAATGCCATTTCCTATTGTTTACTGGTTCTTACATTTTCTCCCAGTGTCATCATCGGTTCTCTCAGGGCATCATTAATATGATCCCTGGTCAGGCCGTATGCAGATAACACCTGCTTTAATACCAATAACTGTAACTTGTTTACTGAGGGTACAGGATAATCATCTTCAGCATCATAATTACAAGCTGTAAGCGGATCATTTAAGATCGCTACCATTGTAAGAAACTTTGGAGATAGTGAGGGCAGGTTCTTTAAAACAGCCTGTTCTCCGACAACAGTATATAGAGGATTATGGCCCGTGTACCTGTTTCCTGCAGAAGCTATATATCCGGATAAGGTTTTGCGTACAAAGTTATTTCTTGTGCCGAACTTATCAGTACCCAGATATTTTATGTTCTTCCATTCTATCTTTGTTACAAGAGTAGGCAGATTAACATAATAAAACTTCTCATTAGACTCAATAGTAATACCGTCAATGGTACACTCAGAAGCAGATTCACACTGTACTTCCAGGCAATCCACAATCTGATAGTATTCATCGGACATTTTCTTATTATCGAAATCTTCTCTTATCAGAGAGGCACGCATAATATCCATCTGATCTTCTATAAACTCAGGATCAAGTAAGCTATCATCTGTTAGCTTTAGACCCTCAAGCTGAAGAATGATGTTATCTCTTATTTTGTATTTAGGATTTGCCATTGGTGTGTTATTAAAAGAAAGAGAAGACAGCCCGAAGGCTGCCTCTCAATCTTGTTAGTTTCGATTACGGGCCAATTACCGGACAGAACGCTTCTATCAGATCATCAAAAGATGAATCCGGTATAGCCGGATCTGAATCCATCCAGTCATTAGAATCCCAGAGAAGGTCATCGACCAGGCTCTCAAGGATATAAATTTCAATACTTCCTCTGAACAGGTTCAGGTGGCTCGCACCCTCACTAAGCGAATCAACGTGATCACAGGTTGAAGTAAGGATATACTTGACGTATCTTTCACCGTCAATAGGTTCATTCCTTCTGTAAGTCATATTGGAAAGCATACCATTCTGAGGAACGTGCATAAACACCCTGAATACATCATCAGACGTAAGATACGGGAATCTTCCAAATGGATCTTGCACAAGCCCTACCAGTAAAATACTTGAGCCTGCAGGGAATGTTACCCTGATAGAAAGATCATCGAATTCCTGCACACCTGTTACCCAGACATGGTATCCGTCAACATTAACAGCACGAAGACCGATATCTGCATCATTGATAGAATCTACAAGGTCGTCAATATCTGCTTCAGAAAAACTATCTCCAGATCCATCCTGGAAGTAAATATCCACATCTGCTACTGAATCATCAGTACAATCAAGCATAAATCCGTAGCATCCTTCAATACCAGCTACAAATGAATTATCATACTTAACGTGGAACTGAACGTTCACATCTTTCTGCCTGATAGCAATCTTTCTCCAGGTTATACTTGTATCGGTGCCAGCTTCAACCGTGAAGTTAGCTCCCCCTACAGGAGAAATAAGATAAAACTCTGTATCAGTAGCACCAGGAAAAGCAGTGATCTCGCCGGCAAGCTGAACATTGATAGCAGTAACAAAATCACTGATTCCGGTAACAGCCGGGGTACTGTGATCGCCTGCTACTGTAATGGTAATAGTGTTTCCGTTACTGTTAATAACAAGCGTACTCTCATCTGTAGCATCATCATCACTGATCAGGTACATTCTTCCGGCCTCCACAATCGCATCCTCATCATCAAAGATCTGTTTCAGGATTGTATCCTCCATCAGAAGTACATCTTCTTCACTCATCGTTCCATCGCTGCATTCCTGAACATTATCAAGGACACTACCATAAAAACGATTGGTAGGGTAGTAGTTATCATTAAGCACACCGGGATCTCTCACGGTACCCTCAATGGTAATTCCGTATTCGTAGTTACAATCCTCGCAAGGGCAAAGATCGTTAATAGTAAGCAGTTGGCATTTGATTGAACCATCATCCGGCTCAATCTTCTCTCTGGTAATACACCCAGTCATGTAACACTCCATTTCAAGGCCTACACCAAGAGCATGAAACTTAAAGCCTGGTCTGAAATAGCTGCCTTGCAAAGCGATTAACATATCCTGAGATATGCCAAAGTCTGAAGCCGCTAATGTATTAAAGAGCAGCTTCGGGATAGGTTTTGATAAATTTCCCATGATTTATAATTTATTTTATTTAACTGTTTGGTTATTCTGTCTTAAAGATTGTTCTGCAAGATAGGACTGATACCTGGGATCGCCAGAACCTTCAAGATAAGTACGCACTGCGATAGCTACTATATCTCTGCGATATAGTGGGTGTATCTCACAATTAATACTTCCATAGCCATTAACATACGGATCAACATCTACTGCAGGAGTAAAAGTACCATGGTCTCTGCCCGCTACAAATTCATCATCATCATACCATATTTTGCGGGGATACCTCAGATATTCTAACCGGAAACTGTGCCCAGTGGCACCACCGGTATATAAATAAATAAGGCCACCTTTGATATCGTACTTAATTCTTCTGTTAGTAGCTTTCTTATAATGATTGTGTTCTTCGGCAGTTCTGGCATCAGAACGGATTAAATCCAGTTCCAGCCAATCACTAATACCCGATTGCTCACAATTATCATCATCTCCGTAGTTAATTTTAAACGAAACTCCCAAAGCTCTTATATACCTTGGATAGTTCTGTGTAGTCTCCTGATCATTCGGAATGTCGGCATCAGGATCCAAAGGCAGTGTGAACACGCTCGGATTGCCGGCACTCTCAGGTGTGATAGGATATAAAGTTATTCCTTCATGCACACATACTCCATCTGTTATAACGTGGATCGCTTCCAGTTTATCTATGTTTTCTTGAGTAAGATCGGTGAAAGGAATGTTCTCTCTTATCCATATATCCTGAGCATCATTGATCAATCGATTAAACCTATCCGGAGGCACTGTATCTGTTTTATAGTTACGGATACCATCCAAAAAGGCATAATAAAGCTCTTGAGTCGTTAATAACATGGCTATATAAGATTAACTGTAAAATCAATAAGAAGATCACGGCCAGCTCCCTCAAAGAGTTTCTGGGCATGAGCTTCTGTTACACCATTTTCAATAGCTATAGCAATTAGCTTATCATCATCTTTAGTTCTTGACATCCTCGATTTCAGCTGTCCTCTTTTTGCATTACGCACTTTAACCTGGTTCTCTAAAATAGCTTTCTCCTTAGCCTTTTCTTCATCAACACCTTCAACACTGGTTTCCGGAATATCATCGGGAAGGGTCTTTACTTTATCGTGGTACTGTTTAGCCCACTTGGTTACAAAGGTTTCGTTTTCCTTTCTATCCATAAAGCGAATGACTTCTTCTACCGTAGCACCTAAGAACCTGCCACCATCAAAAAAGTTACCCTCTTTACGCTGAATGATCTTATTAGTTTCCAACTTGAGTATATAAAGAATCTGTTTAGAATCTTTGCTATAACTCTTAATAACATCATACGGGTGCTTTTCACAAGCCACAAGGATCTTCTCCTCTAACTGCAGCTTTGTTAAAACATCAACGTTTACATTAAAGCCCGGGACACTATAGTTTAGGAAAAGAGCCACATCGACCAGAGATCGTGCTGCTGTCTGTTCCCTAACCAGTTTCTGAGCTTTGAAGATTGTATCTTTTTTGGTTACATATTGCCTTGCTTCCTGTTCCTTATCTTCAATATAAAAATAATGTGTACCCTTTTTAACTTTGTCTTTAGAGGGTGCAACAACTCTCCTCTGCAGTTGATAGAAGTCATATAGAGCTTTATCCTTCGGAGCTACATAACTTCCATCTTCATATCTGCTGAGGTTAAGTCTTTTTAAATGAATAATCGGAACGGGATTTTCAGGGTTAATAATATAAGGAAATTTCTTCTTCTTATCTTCACTCAGGTCTACTTCGCCAATCATTTCCTTAATAGTCAGGTTGCCAATAGTGCTTGGGTCTTCCGGATTAATGTGCTGGCCCGTGATGTAAGTATTGGCTCTTTCATCAAGAACGGCAACAGCCGGATAAGGAGATTTCCTGTACCTGGGGTCAACTGATATGACCCGTACAACTTTTTTAGTTATTCCTGTGCTTTTCATTGTCATAAATTAAATAGTTAATACTACTGTGATCCCTGGTCTTCAAGTGTAAGGTACACTGAATCGCTCTGAACAGGGCGGAAGATTTTCTGGATCTTATTCCTGGAAATGATACCGGTCTGGAAAAGTACATGCTTATGTGAACCATCAACTGAGGTAGCCATTTCACCACCTTTATCAATACCACTTACTGTACCGGTCTTAGGAGGCCTGAGCTGTACAAGCTCTACACCTTTATCGCCACCCTGAGTATTGCCCAGAGGAACAAAAATACCATCCCAAGATCCTTTTCGTGTACCATCATCAAGATACATAGAAGCTCTTTCCTGGCTATCAAGCCAACGGTACCTTTTAGGTATGATCCTTACACCGTCAACCTCATAGTAGCTATAGGTGTTGATAACACCCTTTGAAGCACCATCGCCTACTACGTTGTTATTCTGAGTAACAAACCCAGCATCACGTAATGCCTGTGAGAAACCAGAAACAGCTTTACGGCCACCCAGGAATACAATTTCCTGTAGACCATCCATACCGGCTCTGATATCAGCATCTTCCATAAGCGATTCAATGAACTTCATTGTCCATTTGTTATAAGGATATTCATATGCACCGTCATTCTGGTGTATAACACCCTGACCGGCCATAACCTCACGGTTTTTCTTATCCTTCATCAACACTTCACCATCCATACTGACCGTACCTTTACCCCAAATCATCCAGTATTCGTGATACTGTGCTGCACGTTTCATCATTTCATTCTGAGCATGGGTAAGGAAAGTCTGCTGGCCATTATGGATAGTCCATAATTTATCTTCTTTCATAGCGGCAGCTGTACCTGACCAGGAATATTTCAGCCTTTGAAGAGTCATGTAAGCGTGGCCCCAACCATCGAAGGTATATTTCTCAACACCTGTTTCGGAGAAGTCATGGATATCCATTGTTGATACGACTCCGATCTCATTGCCTTCAGCAAGCAGTGAAACATCTACGAAGTCTTCTTTTACGGTGGTAATCAGCTTTACTTCATATCTCCACGCATCACCGAATTCTACAGGAGGATTATCGTCATAAATATAAAGCTGTGTGTCGTTGTCGTTAAGTTCAAGGATCTCTTTTGGGCCCGCCCAGTTACTATCACAAAAGATGTAAAAGGGTGTCTGGTTAAAACCAGGCTGTGTCGGGTAGGTAGGAGAATAAAAAGTAGCACCCACATCAGGGTTACTTCTTATACGCAGTTTGCGTTTATCTGAACTCTTAATAGCGTACTGGACATGATTCGACTTTACTACACGGTAGTTTTTATTTACCATGCCATCGAAAAGCCCGGTAGTCTTCATCCCTTTCACATTAAGAAGCGACGTAAGAGGAGATTCTTCCTCTTTCCACAACTCAAAAACTGTAGGGAGAATATCAGCGTTTGCTACGGCAGCGTCCATTAGACTGTGAGAGGATATAGACTCATTTGCAATATCTCTCGGCTGCCCCGGTAAATATCTCATATCTTTTTAATTTAAGTGAGAATAAAAAATGTTTACTCCATATTAAACCAACCTTGAACGGTCTACCGCTTTCGGTGCCGCTGGTGGCCCTGCCTGTTCCTTTGGAGTTACGCCTAACTTTGTGCTAATATCCTTCTTTATGGATTCCTTCATATCACTGATCTTCCCACGCATTTGTTTTTCTCCGAGCCAAACCAGCGGTGCGAGCTTTAATATAAACTCATCATTGAATATTAATTCTTCGAACTTATTCATCCGTGTTTTGGGATCTCTTGTAAACATTGCCGGAAGATCTTTTATGAATTGAGCCCTATCTGCTTCGCTAAACTCTAAGCCCATAAAAGATTTCTCATTAGCTATAGTTTTTATATGATCAGCTATAAGCTGCTGATTATCCTGTTCTGATTGCTGGAACCTCTGTATTTCTGCCTGCTGTGCAGCCTCTCTTTGCTTTGCACCTTTGGCATCGAGTTGCTTCTGCCAATCTTCCTTCATGGCGTTGGCCTCTCTATCCAGCTCTATACGGTTTTTACTGGAAATATACTCTGAAATATCTTCCTCTGTATATCCGTTAGGGTTTTCTTCAGTCTGGCCGTTAGTCTCCCTGAGATAAAATTCCAGAAACTTATCTGAGGGTAAACCAAGAACAGAAATTTCCTGGCTCTGTTGAATCAACCATTCACTCCTGTTAAAATCTTCTCCCTGGCTGGCAGTAACATAATTCTGAATGAAAGGATCATTTAGAATCTCTGCCTGGGGAGGTCTTACATTGTTTTCGATAGCTTCAATGATAAGATCTGCCTCTGTTCTGCCTTCCGGAATATTACCGCTTGTTATAGCTTCCGGAATAACAAAAGGAGTTTCTTCTGTGCCATACTTCTTAGAAATAGAATCCCATATAGGATTAACCGTTACTGTTTCCTGTGTCTCTGTAGTCTGCTGTGTTTCGGTAGTCTCTTGCGTTTGTGTTTCAGTAGTTTCTTGTGTTTCTACTGTTTCCACGGTCTCTATAGTTTCTGCCGTTTCCGGCTCTACTAAAGAATTATGATCCACCGCTGCAGTCTCCTGAGTTTCTTCTGTTGCATTTACATCATCTGGTACCATTGTTCATTGTTTTAGATTAATAATTATGTAAAATTATAATATAAATATAGTCATGTCAATTTTTAATTATCAACTAAGTGTTCTTTTCGGCCCATTGTCTGTGCCTTCTTATCTTCCACTTTTATCTTCTCCATAGCCTCTGTATGCTTTTTATCATCTGTGTCCTTTTGCACCTGAAGCTGTGCAAAATTCATTACCTGCTGCATCTGTAATTCTATAGCACGTAGTTTTTCCTGAATGGTCTGGTGCTTATCCTGGTTCTTAAGCATATTGCTTTCGGTTTTATCTTCCGTAGCAATTTCCATAAGACGAAGGTTCTTATCAACATCGATTTCGTATTTCTTCAATGCCTGGTTCTGTCTCTCAAGATCCTCTGAACGTTTAGCCTGAGCATCATCTAAATCAGCTTTATACTTTTCTATCTGTGCTCTCTGTTCTTCAAAGAATTTCTTATACTGATTATCCAGCTCTATCTTCTCACGCTGCAGCTCTTTTTGATTGTGCTGTTCCTGCTGTGCCATTTTAGCAGCAAGTTTCTGAGACTCCTCTGTAAAGTACTCCAGCTTAACCTGCATCTCTGCCAGGGATTCTGAAGTCCACATTGTAAGAAGATCCAAAAACGGTAACTGCCCCTTTTCATTCTGACGAATAGCAAACTGCTTCAACTCTTCCATTGTCCTTAGCTGTTTGTTATTATCACTTACCAGTACCTCAAAATCTGCATTAAGCAATTTACCTTTAGGTATCTTAACAAGATCACGGTTAAGGTTGGCATCAAATACTTCGAAATGTTCATCTTCAGACATTCCGTATTTTATCTTCAAATTGATAAGCTGGGTAAGTGCCCGGGCCTCTATAGTATCATGGTCGTAATAAAGGATCTCTGTAATAAGCTCAGACATTTGTTGAGACTGCTGATTGGTTCCTACTTTATCAGTAGATACCTGCTGGCCCAAACGTGGTCTGGAAATGCCCATGGTTTCACCGATCTCATTATCTATGCTTACCAGGATATTGTCCAGAAATTGAATAGCCTGGCTAATGGTATGATCATATCCGGGAAACTGATTAAAAGAGGTATCTCTACGCCGGCCATCTTCATCAGTACTGGAAATGTACCAACGGCCCATTTTCATCTGATACTCCCACTCATCTCTTGACAGATCAGGAGGCTTTTGAGACATATCCATAATGTTTCCACGGGTTCCGGAGACAGCCAGCATCAGCTCTCTGTGATAACTTACGATCTTATATAGCTTCTGAAGGTCTTTCGTACTCCAGATAAGACTATACGGCCTGTGGGTAATGCTATTGTAAGTATATCCTACTACCGGCAGTAAAACATCTCTCCAGTTATCCTGAGTTCTTGGCTGTATCACAT